TTTTCTTTATCTGACAGTTTGTTGCTTGCCTTTAATCCTTTTAATTGTTTAATTTGCTGTTCTATTATTTCTAATTTACCTTTAACAGTTCTTTGATTTAAAGGCATTCTTATCGCTGACAAGTTTAATGCGGTTGTTTGTCTTAAAAAATTATTTCTTCTTTCAGACTTAAAATAACCCAAATCATTTGAAATCATACTAATCATAGCTGAGTTCTTAATTGTTATGCTCTCGAGCAAATCAACCTGTTTAGTTAAACTGGATATTGATCTTAAAACACCAGTTTTAAATTGTTCATCTCTTAATTTACCATCATATTCTTCTTTCTGCATTTCTTTGTTAAAATATTTTTGACGCGCAATAGATAATAGTGCTTTAGAACCTGTTAATGTTCCCACTAAACCTACTAGCGAAAATCTAGTCTTTAATCCAATTTTAATAGATTCTGCAACACCACTAGTAACGCTTACATTCTTAAATGTAGAGCCTGAGTATAGATTTGCTATGACACTTGCTAATGACATTTGTTACTTTCTTCTATTTCTTTTCTTTAACATTGCATTCATCTTAGATTCTTGTTCTGTTTTCATCTGCTTAACTTTTTCAGTTTCTTCCTTAACCCATTTGTTTACCATACCAATATATACATCTCGTTCCCAAGGTATCATATTTTCTAGTTCAGTTAGAGTATATTTGTATTGGTGGACTAATGTAAACATGTTTCCGTAATATGTCTGTAACGACTTACCACGGAAATTTAGGTAAAAAAATCAGTTAAGCCCTCCATATGAATCTCGTGAGTAAAATTACACTTGGAACATGTTGATTTTGTATTTAATTCAATTGTTGGTAGGGATTCAAAGAAATTTGTTATCTTATCAAATTGTTCTTGTGTTAAACCTTCTAAAAATTTTACTAGTTCTTCAAAACTTTGCTCTTTTACATAGTAAACGCCATTTTCATCAAAAATATAATCTGTACAATCTAATATGAGTTTGAACAGCTCTTCAGCATTATTGTCTAGAGTTAAAGATTCAATTGATCTATAGTTTTTAAATGTTGGATATTTTAATTGTATTCCAATATTTTGTGTTAGGTATATTCTTGATTCTAATTCTCGTTTAGGTGGTTGAATGTCCAAAAGGTTCACTTCTACAGGCATTAAATGCATGCAAAGTTCATCTTCTTCTGTTCCATCTTCATTCGTCTTTTTTCCAACCACAGCTCTACAAGTAAAGTATGTCTCTACTTTTTCACCGACAGACCTTGCTCTTAGATTTAAAAACAAGTATTCTATATCAAAAATTGGTAGGGAATCGACATCAAGTTCACTAATTAAACAATTATTAATAACTTGTTTAATTGTTTTTAATACTTCTTCTTCTTTACCGTCTTGTAGTGCCATTAAAAGAAGTTTTTCTTCTTTAACTAAAAATGGTCTAAATTTAATTGGATCGGGTAAGGAGACTATCTTTAAATCGTAAATCGGCAAATCAATTTTCGGTAATGGCATAATTAACCTCGTTCATATTGATCTTTTATTGGTATAGAAAGAGTAAAATATTCATAAGTGAAGGTGACTGAAACTTTTTGATATCCATCATCGCCCCAATTACTCGGTACAGACTGCACACTTATAGGATATGCATTATAAAACTCTACAGAGTAGTATATTGTTCTTGGTGCTCTATCTATTGTAACTTCGTTAAATCTAGCGATGAAACTTTCCCCGATTCTAGTTGTATTAAATAATTTGTCAGAATTAAAAAATTTAGAATTAGCCCTATCAATCTTACTTAAAAGTTTAGCCAATCCACCAAATCTATTATTAGGTGAAGAAATATCTGTTAGTTGTAATAATTTAAACGAGGCAACATAATCATCAAAATATGGCACTGTTATTGCATTTCTATAAATATTGGTTCCATCAGGTTCTCCTGATGCAGCTCGAACCCAATCTATCATTTGATAATAAATTGGAACATTAACATTATGCAAGAATGTTAATGTTACATCTTGATATTCTTTAGAGTAAGGTACTTTTATTTTATTTTTTCCTGCCATCGTATAATCAAAATTTATAGCATTTAATCCAGGGAACTCAACACTCTCACATAATAAACCTATCTCTCTAGAAGTCTCTGACTCTATAAATCTGTTTATTGGCATAATCATAAGAAACTGCGATGTACGCAAAAACTCATGACCTATAAAGGTCGATATTGGTTCAGGTGTTATACTTTTTTCTGCCATTATGTTTTATACACCATCTTTGCGGTTGGAAGGAATATCGCAGTTTCCCAATTGTTAGGCTCAATATAAATTAGCGATGAGCGAATGTGATTTAACAAATATCTCTTAATACATGGTTCAATAATTCTATATCGACGCGATCTAGTCAATAAATCATATGACAAATTAAACTTGGTCGTGTCATTGTATTTATCGTTGTTTATGAAATCTAGTAGTTTATCCAGCAATGCAAGTCTGCTGTATGGATCTAGATAATGTAAATTTAGACCTAGAAATCCATCAGAATACATTTCGATTGGAATGACCAGCGGGAACTTATCATAGACTGGTAGGATATCCTTGTACTTTGGATCGTAATGATAAAAATACATACGTCCAACGAATGCTTTTGGAGAAATTCTCGAAGCGTCGTTTAGAACATTAGATCGATCTGACGGTATACGAAGTTTTCTTATCTTTTCTCCTAACCATGCTCTTGCGGCGTCCGTTCTTGGGCGTATATTTGCTGCGCTTAACTCTGCACTAATTTTATTAAGTAACGACATTATAGACCTAAATCTCTCTCTGTAATAATCTTAAATTTCCATTCTCTATCTTCGCAATATTTAAGTGCAGCATTCCACTTCGCTTCATTTACGCCCCAAGTCATTACCTCACGAATGTATCGTCGAGTAACTCGACTTTGTTGTTTTGGTGGTTTTGCTTGTACCAATGGCTTAACCTCAAGAATCATTGCCTCTGTTACTCCTGACTTTGTTCGCATTCTTACAAAAAAGTCTGGGAAATATCGATGTATTTTATTGTCAACTGGGGATAAATAAGGTATGACGATTTCTTCATTTGACCATTCAATTACGCTAGGATTATTGTCCAGGTGCACCATAACTCGGCGTTCCCATAGCGATCTATACCAGACGTTTGTAGGATCACCTAAATATTTATTGGTATTTTTAGGACTAAATTTACCACTGTAAGCCATCTAGTATTTATAGGAAAAGAATTAATGGGCGCATGGGATGCTGTAATCGACTTAAAAGTCATGAAAGCTGTAGATGCAGCAAGAATCCGCAGAAGAAATATTCGTGGTGTTCAAGATCGAATTAATGCAGGTAGACAAAGAGATGCAGATAATGCAGCGCTCAGAGAACTAGCTGCAAGAAGAGGAGACGATATATTTGGTCGTCCGCAAACCGCAGCTGCGGCTACTAACACTGCAACTGCAGCTGGACCAGAAATTCCTGAACTAACAAGAGTTTCTTTTAACACTAGGGATTTTAAAAGAGAAACGGGAACTAATACCACAGACACTTTTGTATTTCCAGATGTGTTAAATAATGGCGATTTACCTTATATTAGATTCGATGTATTCGAGGTAGTTACTGGAGCTGTAGCGCCAGATACAACCGTCGCAACACCAACTGCAGCCTCTCTTAATGCTGGATTTCGACAGGCTGGTGGAATAATTGCGAAAACCACCGAAAGTGCATTAGAAACGGCGAAATCTATTGCTGGCAAAAATATAAGCGCTAACGCTGCAGAAGGAGTAGCCTCTGTTAACGAAGCAGCAGAAGTTGCAGCAGGGAAAGTCGGAATATCAGTGGACAAATTAAAAGGTCAAATTAAATCATTATTTCAAGATTTTTCGTTAAGTCGATATAAAGATGTTCGAGCACTAAGTCTCATATTACCGATTCCTGAGGGATTAAACACATCATATGGGCAAGATTATGGCGAAATATCTCTAACAAAGGAATTAGGAACTATTGGATTTGTAGCGCAAGCATTAGCCGAACCTAAATTTCTAGATAGAAATGATCCATACATTGCTGAACTTACAAGTAGGCTCGCTCAAGAAAGTCCATTAGGTAGAAATTTTTCCGAAGATTTAGTTAATATTCTTCGTTTTGGATCAACTGGTAAAGTTGTAAATCCGCAAATGGAAATGCTTTACAAAACACCACAGTTTAGAGAATTTACTTTTGATTTTAGATTAATTCCAAGAAACGCTCGCGACGCATTGGAAATTAAAAAAATCATACAACAGTTTAAGTATCACTCTTCTCCACAATTTTGTGGAAGTACAACAGGTAGATATTACACACCACCTTCTAAATTTAGTTTTAGATTTTTTACTAATGGAAGTAATCAAAATTATAATTTATTTGAATCTAAACAATGCGTGATTACGAATATATCTATAGATTATGCTCCGAATAGTTATGCTACACACGCTGATGGTGTTCCCGTTGAAACTAGATTACAAATTATTCTAAAAGAAACAGCAATGATTACTGCTGATGATATCTACATTGAAGGATCAGAAAGCGGAGGATTCTACTAATGTTATTTTCTGCATTCCCTAAAGCCTTTTACAGTTTTAACACCGAAGGTAATGATGTTAAACTTGTTACTAACATATTCTCTCGTGTTTCGATTAATGATTCTGTATTGAACAATGTTTATTCATTTTACAAATATGAGTTAAAGGATGATGATACACCAGAAATAGTAGCACAAAAAGAATACGGAAATCCAGAGTTTCATTGGGTAATTTGTTATGTTAATCGATTAGAGGATCCAGTGTTTGATTTTCCATTACCTAGAGATGCGCTAGAGCGATATATTGTTAAAAAGTATAATTATTCTAGTATTGCGCAGGCATATAGTGAAATTAAACATTATGTTGAAACAATAGAAAATACATTAAAAGAAGTTAATGGACCTACAACAAAAACTGTTTCTAATAATATAATTACATTAAGTCAATATGACCACACGATTAATGCGTTAGTTTTAAAAACTCCTGCCAGTATTGTATCTTCTAATGCAGTTTTTAGAGCAAATAATTCAAACGCGAATAGTGCAGTAACAGCAACTTTAAACACTATATCTAAAATTGGCTCTATAAGTGTGTATGACTATGAGGATAATGAAAATGAATCAAAAAGATTTATTAAAATGTTAAAACAACAATATGTTGAAGCATTGACAAATGAATTGAGTTCTGTTTTAAATGGCTAGAAAAAGTAGTTTAAACACATCTTTATCAGATGTAAAATTTCATTCAATATCTATTATTGACAAAGAAGGTAAAGTAACTTCAATTGCTAGTCTTTGGAATGTTATCGATCTTTATGAAAGTATTTTTAGACCAGTCATAACAGGACACATCAGCATTTCAGATGGCTTAAACATAAGATCTAAATTTGCGTTTCAGGGTGAAGAATTTTTATTCATCTCATTTAGCAAACCAACTATAAGTCTAACTGGACCAGCAAAATATAGTAAAACCTTTAGAATTACAAGTATAGAGGATGTAAAGGTATCTGATGTTAATAAAGCGTTGCAATATACAATTAGATTTTGTTCTGATGAATTATATCAATCTTTAAGAAAGAAAATTAATTCTACATTCAAGGATGCACAATATTCTGATTATGTAAAACAAATTTGTACAAATAATTTGAGCGACGAAACAAAATCAAAAATCGCAGCATTTGAGACATCAACTGGACCTCCGCAAACGCATGTTATCAATAATTATTCACCATTTCAGACTATTAAATTTTTTGAAGAACGTAGTGTCGATCAAGTTAATTCGCCATTTTTATTTTTTGAAAATTTTTTAGGATTTAATTTCTTGCCATTATCAAAAATGTTCGAAGGATCTAGCGTTATTCCGAATGGATTGGTTGCTAGCACTGCTAAAAACGGAGATGATGCGTCAGATTATGTTCCATTAAAGTTTAATGAAATTTTAAATTTTGATTTAAAGACAAATAATGTTACATCTCCCAACGATCCGACAAAAACTGATTTATTACAATTCGACATTATGCGAAATAATCTCAGCTTATTTAACTACAATGTTTCTGATATGGATTCAGCAAATAAAACGAACCCAGAAAGCCTTTTCCCGAATCCTAAAAATATAGAAGAGCGAAATGCAAATCAATTTTTTTTAATTTCGCAAAAAGGTCGCACTCCACAAAATATGATTTATCGAAGTTTTCAAACAAGTCGCAATACAGCAATATCAAATATTAGCCCATATTCGACTTCTTTAGTTGTAGAAAATAATACAAATGATGAAATGTTTTTAGCGCAGCGTAATTCTATGATAGCCTTTTTAGATTTTACAAAATTTGAAAATTGTGAAGTTGCGGGAAATCCAGCATTTACTGTTGGCGCTGTTGTAGATGTCAATTTTCCTGCCTTTACACCGAACCAAGAAATAAAAAGAAATATGGATCCATATATAACAGGTCGATATCTCATTACTCGCGTAAGACATAATCTTACTAAAATGACTGGATTACGAACATTCTTGACATTAAATAGTAACTCTCCTGGCAAACCATTATTTTAAAACAATGAACTCAACACAACAATACATGGGTATGGATGGATTTATTTGGTGGTTCGGCATCGTTGAGAATCGCGCAGATCCAGATTTTTTAGGAAGATGTCAAGTCAGAATATATGGATATCATAATGCTGATCCAGTTCAAGTGCCCACAAAAGATTTACCTTGGTCGCATCCGATAACTCCTCTTGGTCAAAATACACCATCATCTCCCGCAGAGGGATCGTTAATATTTGGATTTTTTGCAGATGGGAAACAAGCCAAATTTCCAATTATGTTGGGCACAGTTCCATTTATTGCTGACACTCTGCCTGAAGAGGGGTTGGGGTTTAGAGATCCATTTACATCTGCAATAAAAAATTCTCGACCATTCCCGAGAAAAATTACTACAAGTAAAATAAACTCTAATGCAACTCCACCTAGTATTGTTGAGGCGAATGTTAAAACAAATCCAGGAGTCACTTTAAATGAACCCACAACATCTAGACTAGCCAGACCTGATAGAATTGAGAGTCCAGATACTGGAGAATCATTAGGTGTTCGTTCTAACTCAATTGAGGGAACTTCTATAGATTTTCAACGAAAAAATAGAATAAAATATGTAAAAACTGCAAAAGTAGACGAGCCATTGCCATCCGAACTTAACAGCGCAGCAAGTAAAGGTCGAAGGCAGGTTGTTTGGAATGAACCATGCCCTTCTTATAATGCTAAATTCCCGTTTAATCATGTGCGCGAAACTGAATCTGGACATTCGTTTGAAATGGATGATACTAAAGATTATGAGCGTGTGCAATTATCGCACAGAACAGGTTCTACTTTGGAGTTTTTACCATCTGGATCTATTAAAGAAAAATCGTTTAATCACAAATATGATATTGTAATGGGCAATCATAAAGAATACATAGCTGGCGATAAACTTGAAACAATACAAGGTGGTTGTTTTCTAAGAATTAACGGCAAATTAGTTATTCAGGCTGATAGCATTGATATTGAGGCTCAAGATGATGTTAATATTCGTGGTAAAAACATTAAACTTACAGCTGATAATAAGATGGACTTATTTTCTGTTGGTGGCACAAAAGTGTATGGTGCGGCGGGTGTGGACTTAAGATCAGAGGGTGTTTGCGCAACTTATGGTGGAAAAGGAGCAGTTCATAGTTCTGGTGGACTTACCACAATTAGCGGAACTGTAAATCCTATTGCTGAGGCTGTGCGAGAGATACTTAAAGGATTAATTCCCAAAAGTGAACTAGATGAAATTTCTAAACGAAAATCTCTGTTAGAATCTGGAGTATTAATTCAAGGTCCTAATATGTTTTTAAACTGCGTCTCAGGATTTTATAATACTGCATTAACTCAATTTGTTCCTTTAGTCATGCCCCCTACCAAGCCAGATGATGGCGCAGATGTAGCTGGCAAATTTAGAGCACCTGTTCCACAATTTAAACAAACAAAATCTTCGAATACACGAGAAGATACAGATGGTATGTGCGCATTCGAACAAGAATTTATTGGTACAAAGGATATACCTGACTCTATAAAAGCCACAGCATTAACAGAAGATAAGTTACAAAATGCTGCAAACAATTCTGCTATAGATATTCTAAAAGCAGATATCCCGCAATTTACCTCAGGATAAAGTAATAAATAAATGTGTTTCTGTGCATCTGATGCGAAACGATTCGAACAATTGTTACGAGCAATTTATGAAAAGGCACATCTTAGCGAGGAGGACTATAAATTTTTAAAGGATAATTATTATCCAGAAATTCTATTAGAACATCATAAAGAGGAGTACGTGTCCCATTAAGTTTAAGTAAAGTTATTAAATGGATTCTTTGCCTGATTGGTGGTTTGCCACTTCTGCAGGCGCTTGCGATCACCTTTTCTGGAGCACCCATTCCTTTCGCAAAAAATGGTGGATTTCCACCGAAACCGATTAAAGATATTTTGGAATCAATCAAAGCGGATATTAAAAAGGGCAAAGAGGCGCTTAATGCTCTTAAAATGAGTTTTAGAAATAAAGTAAATGAAGCAACTGGTGCGATAAAAAATGGATTAGAAACTGTTGAGTTAGGACTTAAAGATATAACTGCTAATGGATTTGCAAAATTACAAACAACTTTGCCAGATTTGTTCTCAAGAACTGGAAGTGTTGCAACAGCACGGCAAAATTTACTAAATCGGCTCGGTAGTGTTACTACTTATGCAAATGATAACAATAATAATCTTTTAGGTATGAACCTTTCTCAATGGAGTATGTTAGGAAATACATTATATGGAGCAACACAGTCATTTAAAAATCACACCAATGATATATCTGGCGTGAATAATGATACACAACTTTTAATTAAAGAAGAAATTTATGGAAATGTTGCATTGTCAGGAACAGTTAATACAAGTTCAAATGTTGCAACTGTTAATTTATCAAAGACACAATATCCATTAATAAATGTAGGATCTACTATCGCAGTAAATAGCGTTCTTTATGTTGTAACTGGGAAAACATTTACAGGACATGCTCCTGGAACTGTAAATGTAGATAATTCGATTAGTAATACTAAAATAGTAACAGAAAATATTGCGGTATTAAATCTTGCAAATATCATAGTAGGGGCTGGATCAACTCTTAAAATTGTTCCTGGAATGTACATTAATGTAAACAACGAAATTAAACAAGTTAATTCAATTAATGTATTAGGAGATTTTTTAACAGTTACTAGAGCATTTAGAAACTCTGTAAACTCTGGCACACAAATATTTAAAGAAACTGGCTTTACTATTAACACTAACTTTACGACATCAAACACTGATATAATTGTGCATAAACACCATCCATTTGTATGTAATAGTGTTTGTTTAGATAATGTTATAACAGGTAACGGGACTTCTTTTACCTCTGCGCTTAGTGTGGGTAATAAAATTTATTATGATGAGTTAGAGTATTTTGTTGAAAGTGTAACAAACACAACTATTACAGTTGATGCACCACTTCGCGGTAAAGAAGATATGGTTGTGTATAAGGTTAATGATGAAAAATTTGTTAATAGATTTACCGAATTTCCTGATTACGAAGAAGTGTTAGATAATTTTGCTCTTAGCGAACAGTTACTTGGTGGAGAATTTATGAATAATTTCTCTACTAAGTATCGAAATAGTGCAGGTCAATATGTAACCGTGTCAGCTAATAATTCAGCTAGCGCGACTAAATCATTACAAAATGGATCAGCATATATGGCTGCAATTAATAAGACAGTTCAAGGTCTTATCGATGATCTACAAAATGACGCAATTCGATTTATGTCAGATAATGAACTTACGATTTATCTAGAAGCCAAATTACAAGAAATAGAAGATTTAAGAGCAACTTTAGAAGATTCAATTAAAGAAGATTTAGCTGCAATTAATGCAGTTAAAGGCTTATTGAAAGGGCTTCTAAAACTTTGGAAGGTGAGTTGCTCTAAGAAAAAATATAAATCGAATGAATCTAATCCTGTAGATGATGATTTTTTACGAGGTATACTTGTTCCAGACCCAACTCGACAGGGATGCGATGCAACAGATTCTGATTTACCTGAAATATTGGATGACACTGACATTGATATTACCGTACTGAATTTACCCGATGCACCAGCCATTCCATTACCAGAAAAAGACGTAGATACTGGTTTATTTGATCCTGAATTGGATACACTGTTCGTACTAGAACGCCAAAGAAATCCTGGAGACCAGGGAGACATTGTTATTGACAACGATCCTGAGGCGCAACTACCAGCGCCAATTGAAGATCCATGTTTAAAACCATGTTAAGTAAAATAGAGAGATAAAATGCCAATAAATATTACAACAAGAACATATAAGGATTTGGATTTGAACTTTACTCGACATCCAATCACAAAAGATGTTGTGCGAAGAACAGGTAATGCGGCTATCATCGGAGCATTAAAAAACTTAATACAAACTAGTCCATTTGAAAAGCCATTTCAACCATTTTTTGGATCTAAAATTAGAAATTTATTGTTCGAGCATATTAATCCCATTATAGCGGACTCTATTCGAATTGAAATTTTAAATGTTATAAACACATATGAGCCAAGAGTTGGAGTGGATGCTATTCGAGTTCAGCCCAATCCAGATGAAAATGGATATAATGTCGATTTGAGATTCTTCATAAATAACATAGAGGCTCCTATCACACTAACCTTATTTTTAGAGAAGGTTCGCTAATGGCTAATACAGATCAAAAGTTAGTCGTCTCAGAATTAGACTTTTTTGAGATTAAGAATAACTTAAAGAATTTTTTACGCGATCAACAAGAGTTTACCGACTTCGATTTTGAAGCTGCTGGTATGAATGTTTTATTGGATATTCTCGCGTACAATACTCATTATATGGCGTTTTATAACAATATGATCGCTAATGAAATGTTTTTAGATACAGCGATTATGCGTGACTCGGTGGTTTCTCACGCTAAAATGTTAGGTTACACTCCTGTTTCATCAGTCGCCTCAAGAGCAACGATTAATTTACAGATTATTAGAGATATTGGCAGTACGCAAACATCTCTAACTTTACCAAAATTTACAAAATTTCAATCTTCTCCACTCAATGGAACCTCATATCCATTTGTAAATTTAGAAGTTAAAACAGCAAATTATGATGAAACTTGTAATCGATTTTGTTTTGATAATTTATATCTTTATCAGGGTGTACCATCTTCATTTACATTTACATATGATTCTGCTACTAATAAGGAGTCAACATTCGAACTGCCTGATAGTGGAATCGACACTAGCAGCATAGAGGTGTTGGTACAAGAATCTTCAAGTAGCCTTAAAACTGAACGATTTACTTTAACAACTGACGCAACAACTGTCTCTTCTAATTCATCTGTTTACTATATTGAAGAAAGTAGGAATGGAAAATATAAAGTATATTTTGGTGACGGTGTGATTGGTAAATCTCTTACGAACGGTAACATTGTTATCGTAAATTATATTAGAACAGATGGTGAAGTTGCTAATAAATCCAATGCATTTACTCTTATGCAATCAGTTGGTGGATTCTCAAGTTCAGTAATTTTTCCACAGGTAGCCTCTTCTGGAGGAACTAATCAAGAATCTACTGCAAAAATTAGATTTACTGCACCGAAAGCCTATGTTTCAAACAATCGTGGTGTTACGAAAGACGATCTTGTTGCACTTATTAATAAAAATTATCCATACTTCGAAGCAGTTAATGTTTGGGGTGGTGAAGAAAATGATCCACCTGTCTATGGTAAAGTATTTATTGCTGCAAAACCAACACTCGGAGTTGAGGTTACGGAATCTGAAAAACTTGATGTTATTAACAATGTTATTAAACCTGTTTCAGTTGTAACTGTATTACCTGAATTCGTAGACGTAGATTACAACTTTCTAAACATTTATGCTGAAGTATATTACGATTCAACTAAAACTGTTCGTTCTAAGGATGCAATTAAATCCTTAGTTCGTACGGCAATTTTAAATTTTAAAGATTCTGAGTTAGATAACTTTAACAGTCGATTTAAATTGTCTAGATTGCTTCGAACAATCGACGACTCAGAGATCTCGATTTCTTATTCTGATGCTGTTGCTGTTATTGAAAAACGAGTTGTGCCTCAAGTCGGAACTGCGAGAAATTACACACTTAATTTTAGAACGCCAATTACACGCGAAGATTCATCATATAGAATTTACTCGGCGCCAGGATTTCAACAGTTTGACTCTGATGGAATTCTTCGCGAATGTTTCTTTGAAGAAACTCCAGGATCTTCCTCTGGAATCGAAAAGATTATAATTTTAGATGCACCAGGAAGTTATTTAAGTGTACCAACAATTACAATTAAAGGTGACGGTGTAGGCGCAAATGCATATCCGATAGTCGTAAATGGAAAAATTACACAAATTGTAGTGGATAAACCAGGTAGTAATTATAAAACTGCAACAGCTGTTACCACATATGAAGAAGAGATTGATGAAACTGTTGATTTAAGTGTTTCCATTCAAAATCGATTTGGAATTTTACGCAGTTTCTTTTTCGATAAAAACAATATTAAAACTACTTTAAATCCTTCGGCTGGAACTATCGATTATTTGTTAGGTAAAATCACATTAAACGAGTTTAACCCAGTTTCAATTAAAGATCCACTTAAAATTCTTCGATTATTTGCTCGACCAGCGACAAATAATTTTGAATCTGCACGCAGTTCAATTATTACTATTGACGATGATGATGCGAATGCAATTAAAATTGATACACGCATACTTAATTAATGTTTGCAAATAATTACATTTCAACCGTAGTCGAAAACCAGTTACCTGGTTTTATAAGAGCAGATCATCCTAATTTTGTTACATTGCTCAAAAAATACTATGAGTACATGGAGCAATCGAATAAAACATTACATCTTGGTAAACATCTTTATGATTACATGGATGTTGAAACAACTCGCACTGATCTTGTTAAATATTTTAAAACTAAAATTATTCCAAATTTTCCAGAAGAAACTGAGTTATCTACAGAAAAATTAATTAAATCTGCAAAATATTTTTATTCTAAAAAAGGTTCTGCTGATTCATTTAAATTTTTGTTTAGAACATTATATCGTCAAGAAATCGATGTGTATTTTCCGAAAGAGGATATTTTAAAAGCCTCTGATGGTAAATGGAAATTACCACAAGCAATACGACTTGCTTTTACGGATACAAGTTCTTTAGTTGTCGGTGGCAATGTAACTGTAAATGCGATTACTGCAAACGTAGTAAGCGCGAATGGATTTAATCTTATATCAAAAGGCATTACTGCTAATTCATTTATTCGTATAGGTGATTCGCGTCGTAAAGTTCTTACAGTTAATTCTGCTGGAGATTTTCTCAATGTAGAAATTGCATTTGCGAATACCTTTAACGTCGCTACTGGCGCTGTAATACCAAAAACATTTGATAGCGCAAAACTATTTAAAGTTCAGTTAAGCGAATACACTAATTTTAATATTAAATTGCTTGAAAAGAAACTCGGTGTTGGCGAAACTTCCAGAACAACTTGTGTTATTGAAAAAGCAGTATTAACAGTTGATGGAGAAACAGGTCGCGAGTTCGTAGAACTTTATGTATCAAATGTTACACGATTATTTGATGCGGGCGAGAATTTAATTGTTAAATACACTGAGGCAAATGTAGAAAAAACATTTAAATCGAAAATTGTTTCATTAATTTCTAACATTAGTTTGTTTAAAAATAGATTTGGTGTCGTACAAACTGGTAGAAAGTATAAAACTGGCGATCCTGTTGTAATACATAAAGGATTAGCAGATTCGCCCGATGCAGTAAAAGCAGTTGCTGTTGTTAATAATGTTTCTACTGGATCTATTGAGTCTATCGAAATTATAAAACCAGGATATTTTTTTAGAACTGACCCTAATTCTCTAGTTCGTGTGCTTTCTACAACAGGCATCGGTGCTAATGTATTAATTTCTGGTATTTGGGATGATGGTGGTGCAAACAGCGCAGACATTCAGTTTAATACAGATTCTGTTTACTATAAAAACGATATTTTATTAAATGCGTTAGAGTATGATTTCGATAATGTAACAACATTTGCAAATCAAACAATCGGCGCAGGAAATACTACAACATTAATTAATTTAAACACAGCAACTCATGTAGCCAGTACAACAAATGATTTTTATAAATCCTTTGTATTAAGAGTTATAAGCGGAACGGGTTCTGGTTCTTCACCAAATACAACGACAATCACTGCATATAATGGAACAACTAAAATTGCAACATTATCGCCAGCTCTTGGTTCTGCTGTAGATGGCACTAGCAATGTTAAAATTTTTGCAAATGCTCAAACAGAAATAGGCAGAGCATTAACATTTGAAACAATTACTCTCGGTAAAGTTCGTGCACTAAATCTAGAAGATGG